AAAAAAAAGCGGAGCGGGTATAGTTTAGGAGGGCTCGCGGGCTTTTTTTGCAATAATGCCCTCTAAATAATAAAAAAGCGCCTAAGAAAGCGCAAATATTGCCTTTCTGCCTGCTTTTTAGATCTATGTTTAAGCTTCCAAAACACGAAACGAACGAATAAGACGCGTTTTAAGGCTAAATTATGCGATATTTCACACCAATGTATACAAATATACCATTTTAGTATAAAAGTCTCTATTTTACTAATGTATTAGCTTCATCGTTGATATTTTGCCCTTTTTTGTTGCCGGCTATCCTCGTTGCACTCACCCCCCCCCGTCTTTCGGGATAACGGTTCAGTCTACCTTTTCTCGAATTTTTTTACTTTTTTTTTTTATTTTTCTAAAGATCATCTTGTTATTCATATTTTATGTATTCTATGTTTTTATTTTCTCTTTATTTCTTTTGTGTTTCCCGATTCCTGTCTATATTTTCATTTGATTTGTCCATATGGTGTTTTTCTAATAGTGCACTGTTTTGTTTTGACTGAGGCTACTTCACTTTAAAAGAGTAGAGGGTTTCGTTTTTCTCGTTATCCTCTTTTTTTCTTTTTAAATTTGCCGATTTAATTTTTTTCTCTATCTTTGCGCAGTAAACTTATCGTTTATGTTTGAAATAAGCCTAATACATTCGTATTTTAGAGACTTTCTGACGTTTTGCGATAGTTACCTTGTTTTTCTTATTAAAATAGAAAATTTGCTATAATGCAGTATTAATTAACAAACATGTTTTTTTTATGAAAGAGTTAGATTTAAAATTTGAAGGTCGTGGTGAAGTTAGCGGCTATTTTTTTGTTCAGTTGTTCAAATCTCCTTTTGGTTATATCTACGAAAAGACGCATTTGGAGAGTGGTGTTGTGAGCTACGAGGTTTTTCGTCGTATGGAGAATGTTCGTTTTGACTGTGTATGTTATCCTCGGAGTAAGTCGTTTGGTGTTTGGGCTTTTGAGTTTGGTGACTTGAATCGCGCCAAACAGCGTTTTGAAGAGATAAATATTCATGGAGCATCTAAACTATCCGAAGAGTAGTTTGTGGATGATGATTTTTAATTTTTCTTTTAAGGATCTATTGTATTCCTCTAAATAGTTCTTATCTTTGCATCGTGTTAGATTCTTCATCACCTTTCTTTCAATATATGTGTGCGGACATTGGATTTATTTCTGATGTCCGCTTCTTTTTTTGTATACGTGTGTTAAATTGGAGTTAAATACTAAATTGCGTATTGCTAATTGCCAAATTAGTTTTATCTTTGCAGATAGCAGAACTCACAGGTAAACAACATTCAAATGTGATGCGAGATATTCGCAATATCCTTGACCAATTGTAAGATAGACGACAATTCAATTTTGAATTATCATCAAGAACCCAACCTATGCCAAACGGTGGAAGTAAAGAAATATCTTGTTACATTCTCACCAAAAAGGATTGCCTACTTCTCGCAAGCGGATATGATGCAAATCTACGGGCTAAAATCATCAATCGTTGGGAAGAATTGGAGATGGAGAAGCGTTCAAACGTAATTCAATTGCCAGACTTTACAAATCCTGCTGAAGCGGCTATTGCTTGGGCTGAACAATATAAAGCGAAAGAGGCTGCTTTGCTTGAAGCGAAAGAGGCTAAAGATCATGTGAAACTTCTCGTTCATAATGGCAAGACATATACATCGAGTGAGATTGCCAAAGAACTTGGAATGAAGTCTGCGATAGCTTTAAATAAGCTGCTTGAAGAAAAACGTATTCAGTATAAGCAGAACGGTACATGGTTGATGTATTCTGAGTACTCTGAAAAAGGATATACTTCGGTAAAACAAATACAGCTTGACAACGGAACAATTCAATATGATAGGCGTTGGACTGGTAAAGGAAGAGATTTTATTATTAACTTGTTAAAAACAAAGTAATTATGGAGAAAAAGATGTATGACATTAGTAGATTGGTAACTGTTCGTCACTATGCGGAGCTTCGCGGTGTTGTTCGCGAGACTGTGGCGCAATGGATTCGGAAAGATGCTGTTGATTCTGTTATGATAGACGGTGTTAGGTTTATAATCTTAAAGCCGGGTGAATATGAAGAGTCTGAGAAAGGATAAGAATATACGTCGTGCGCTGTTGTGCCAGCGATTGTTGTCTGCTGCGGCTGTTTTACAATATTACGAAGCTTACTTTAGATTTGTTGATTGTGCAACTTTGGCTAAAACTGGTGGTATTAGTTATTCTGACGCTGAAGATTTTTCTAATTTCATGGGAAATGTTTTTGGTTGTGATGTTGCCCCATCTGATTATGTTTCCAGTGAGGATGAACTATCGAATGAAGCAATTGAATCTTATAAAGACCTTCAAGCGGTTTTAGATAAATATGATGATTCAGGCAAAAGAATTATATCTGGCACTGCAAAACAGCTTTTTTATACAAAGTTCTATATGCTTCCTAATTATATTTTCTTTATTAGGTATCTTCGTCGCGTTCTTTTTTTTGTGAATGATTCTCTGATTAATGGAGAAGAAGGAATTATAGAAGATTTAAAAAACGGTAGTATATGGTTTAATCTTTATGATGGCTCTCCTCGAAAAATGGATACTCGCTTGTTTAGGAAGGCATTAAGAGATATTGATATAGTTTTCAATGAAAATATTAAAAAAGTAACAAAACGAATTTTGAAATGGGAAAAAGTTTAGAAGAAGCAAAAGAAAAAATTAATCGCTACTATAGCGACTTTATTAAAAAATGCCTTGAAGTACATGGCATTGATTTAACAACAATCATCAGTGATTGTGTAACGGCTGGTTATGAATCCCGTTTGAATGAAATCATAAAGCTTAGGAGAGAATTAGACAGCATAGAAGAAATGAATAGTGATGGTAATAAAACTCTGGATGCTATTAAGAGAATGGCAGCAGATGACAATAAAGGTTTGAGAATGAGTACTACGATAGTCGATGTTAGAGATGATCCGCGCGGCTCAATCGTTGGCTTTGGGACTGAAAAAGTTTGCGGAGATGATGCCCTTGCCCAAACAATGGGTTTATCAGGTAAATATATGGCATGTGCCTTTTTTATAGATCGAGAAGAACTAAAGAAATACCTCTAAACTGTTTAGAAATGAATGAACTTATAATTATTAACGGCTATGAGTATACAAAGGATGAATTTGATACCATAGCGGCATTTGTAGGAAGTGATATTAATTAACTAACAAATAAATTATAAAAATGACAGAAAAACGTTTAGCAAAGTTTATAGAGACGAATCATGTAACACTTCGTCTTTACGATCATAATGGTGTTGAATATAACACTTTCGATGATGTGCCGGAGGAAATGTCTGACTTTGAGTGGGAACAATGGACAATGTTTATGGATGTATATGCTTATGACTTGGATTCACTCTCGCATATTTTAGGGCATGAATTCTTTAAGTATGGAGTGCAGATTGTATGGCATCATGGGTATGTCAGTATTGATTTGAAGGATATTATCGAATATTTTGATTTGAACTATAAAAAAATAGCATGATGAAGCAATTAAAAGACATAGTTTTATCTGATAAAACGAACATAGATGTTTCTGAAAGGAAATATTTTTCCAACGTCTTTCTTGAAGGCATAACTCGTAAAGTTGAAATTTCTTTTGAAGTATATCTCGATAAAGATAATCCAGAAGAGAATGAAGAGATTTTAAGAAATGGAATAGATGAAATTTTAAAAATAATAGTTGACAATGAAAATCGTATTTAACAGAAAAAGTTTAATTTCCGGGCTTATAGTCGGAGGTGGTTATGCAGGCAGCAAGAAAATTCTTCCTATTTTGGGATGTGCTAAAATAACAATAAGAGGCAATGATTGCTGGATTATGTCTTATAATGGTAAAAATGCTATTAAAGCAAAATGCCCAGTAGAATCTTCGGAAGAAGATATTGTTTTTTGCATTGATTCTATAGAATTGAGAAAATACATTTCTTTGATCAATGATGATTTAATTGAAATCAATATTGAAGAAGAAAAAATAGATAAATATTCATATAAAGGCATTGCTGAGATTAAGACAGAGAATGGTTCAATTAAATTTCCTCTTGAAGATGCTCGCGAGTTTCCTGTATTAAAAATAGATACTAATACTGAATCTTTCCTTTTTGATGCAAACATGCTATTATATTGGATTGAAAAGAGCAAACCCTTTTTGTTGGAGGATGAATTTTTTCCAAACAAACAGTGTGTGCATATCGTATTGTCAGAAGGTACTGCCAAAGTATACGCTTCTGAGGGACATAATATTTACTACGATACATATACAGATATTGATTATAAGGGAGAATGTACACTTTCTATTGATAAAACGGCTTTTGATGGGTTAGAATCTGCTTTAAAATCAATTAAGGACAAGAATGTTAAAATAACAAATTCAGAAAACAACATGATGTTTGTTTGTGGAGATGTGATGGTTCTGATTCAAAAATTAGAGAAAAAAGCTCTTCCTCCATTTGACAAACTAATCAATCTTCCTGATAAAACATGTATCAATGTTGATAAGAAAGCATTAATTTCTGCCTTACGACGTATTTCTTTGCTTTCGGATAATATTAACAGCGTATGTGATGTAAGTGTTAGAGATAACAGCATTTATATCTATGCCGAAAACATTGACTATAATAAAAAAGCAGAAGAATTGATATCTTTTGAATATGATGGAGAAGTAGTTCCAATAACTCAAAGATTTAGTATAAGCTATCTTTCTATGGTAGTAAATTCTATTATGTGTGATAAGGTGAGTTTATGTTTTACAGGAGAAAGTACTCCCATTAAAATAAAAAACACAGAATATGATTCTGAACTTGCCATGACATGCCCATTCCGTTAATATATGAACAAATTTAAGAGAGGAGGTTAAATTCTCCTCTTTTTTTGCTCTTTTTGTTTGGTTATTGACAATTGAACACTATATTTGCAGAGTAATTAAAAACATTGATTATTCACATATACATTTATTTAAAGATGGAAAATGAAATTCAGATTTTCGAAAATGTCTAATTCGGCAAGGTTAGAACAATGGTTATAAATGATGAACCGTGGTTCGTTGGGAAAGATGTGGCGAAAGCATTGGGGTACGGAATAGGGAAATCGTTAGCAAATGCCGTTGCTAATCATGTTTGCGATGAAGATAAAGGGGTTACTGAAATGATGACCCCAGGTGGCAGACAAAATGTAGTTATTATCAACGAAAGCGGATTATATTCCCTTATCTTTGGGTGCAAACTTGAATCTGCACAAAAATTCAAGAAGTGGGTAACAAGTGAAGTTCTTCCAAGTATCCGAAGAACTGGCTATTTCTCTATTCAGCATGAATTCAACGTTCCAACGACATTTGCAGAAGCCTTAAGATTGGCGGCTGACCAACAAGAGAAAATAGAAGAGCAAGCGAAACTCTTGGAAGAGCAGAAGCCAAAAGTAGAATTCTTCGATACTGTTGCCGACAGCAAGACTGCAATATCCATGAATGATGTAGCTAAAGTTTTAGGTATTAAAGGAATGGGACGAAATAATCTCTTTGAGTTTTTAAGAAATGAAAAGATATTAATGTCGAATAATGTTCCTTTCCAAATCTATGTTGATCGCGGATATTTTAGAGTTATAGAGCAAAAATACATGAAAAATGGAGAGCCATGTATGAACATTAAGACGCTTGTTTACCAAAAAGGAGTTGATTTTATAAGTAAAACCATTAAAAACAAAAGAAAGTAATATGTACGAAAATTTAGTTAGAATTAGCACTTATGCAAAAATGTTGGATTTGTCTAAAGAGATGATCCGAGTGAGAATCTTAAAAGGTTTAGTTAAGACCGTCACTATAGATAAAACCATTTTTATAAAACTAACCGATGAAGAACTAAAAAACAAAAAGCCATGAAGTTGTTTAAAAGTAAATCAAAAAAAGAGAGCATCAAAAACTTGATTCAATTCTTACAGTATATACAACCGTCCGATAAGCTGCCGCAAAAAAGAGAAAGGAACTTGAAGCAGAGTACCATTAAGGAGGCAGAATATTTTGTTTCAGAGTTTCTGGCATTGGTTAGGTACCGTAATACTTATAGCTGTCATTCCTGTGCCGTTTGGAAGCACTCGAACTCTGTTACGTATAAAAAGACATGCAAAAAATAAAACTGATAAGATATGAAGGAGTCACATACAGGCATTGGGATATGCCATTGTTATCAATGCCGAATGGATAAGAAGCATTGCAGTTCTAAAAAAAGAAAATTTGAGAAACGGGCTATAAATAAGTTCCGTCGGAAACAATTGAAATTAGATGAAATAATAAAATGCAATCGTTTCGGAAAATATTGGGCTTGATTCCATTAGTTCCGATTTAAAAAAAGAAAGGATATAATTATGAAACAGGCAGTAGAAGAAATTGCAATAGAAGCCGCAGAAGATTGCTACGAAATGCCTTATGATGAAAACTTCATCAACATGAAACTGATAAAAGAGGCTGTTGAATATGGTGCAAAATGGCAGGCAAAGCAATCCCCGTGGATAAGCGTTAAGGAACGATTGCCAGAAGAGGATGGGTATTACTTTGTTACTGACGGTGATGTCGTTGAGAAAGTTTATTTCTTTAAAAGATGGAATAAGTTTGTATCAACTAGGGATTATCCTCATCTATTTTACGATGAAGGCGTAATAAAAGCCTGGTTACCTATTCCGTCTTTTGATGAGATACTCGAAGCCAACAGAGATGTACTGGAACGAATTAAAGAGAAAGGAGATTGAGATATGGAGAATAACGATATTAAGAAATTGGTGTTGGAAGAAGAGAAGAAAGGCAATATAGTATACAACACTCCATTTGGCTTATATATTGCTGAATTAGACACTTTCTTGTCGCAGAGTACCGAAAGGATGCTTTATGATTTAAATCGAGATTTTGGGACGATATTGACGCAAATAGGCGATGTTAAGTGGGTGAATGATTACGCGCTGTCTAAAGTCGTCATAGAACTAAAGAAAAGATTGGCTGAGGCGGAAAAAAAATTAAAGGAGAAAATGGAGAATAACAAATAAAGTGCTATCTTTGCAATACTAACAAGAGATGGGTAAGTATGGATTAGCTAACATACAATGAGGTCTGCATTCCTTCCCATCTCTTCTCTTTTAAATGCAGATAAAAACAGGGGGAAAGTTTTTTTTATTAATTAATTAAATAAATGCAGAAATTATGAAATACAACATTTTAGATTTTAACCAAGAGGCTGTGCTATCTATTTATAAAATAATTAAAGACAAAAATGGAAAGGATAGAAAGATAGCATTGGACGTATCTGATTTACTAATAATACAGGTAATTGCGGATATTATACATCGTGATAAATTTACCAAGCAAATCATAGACGAGAAACTTTATTATTGGATAACATATAATCTTATTCTTGAAGATTTGCCAATATTGAATATAAAGAAACAGGCTTTATCTGATAGAATAAATAAGATGGTAGAATTAGGCATATTAGAAAAAAAAGTAGTAATGGCGCAAGGCCAAGGCACATTTACATCATTCCGCTTGACTGGTCTATATGAAAAAATTAAGTATTCAACCACATCATATTATGACACTCAACTACAAGAGGGGGGTCGTAGTCAACTACAAGAGGGGGATCGTAGTCAACTACAAGGGGGGGCCGTAGTCAACTACGAACCAAAAGACTATAATAATACTAATAACTCTTCTACTAATAAACAAAATAAAGAAATTTATAAAGAAATTGTTGATTTCTGGAATGAGAACACCAAATCGTTTGCTAAAGTCCATGTTATTTCAGAGAAAATAAAGTCAACAATTAATTCAAGAATCAGGGATGGATATTCGGTTGATGATATTAAAAAAGCTATATTGCTTTGTGAGTCGTTGCCTGATTTCTACAAGGGAGGAGATAGTGGGAAATTGTGGAAAGCAAGTTTCATGTGGCTTATAAGCAATACAAAAGGCAATTTTGACTCCATATTATCAGGAGCATTGCACAATTCTCCTTATGCTAAAAGAGATTATGATATGATTATCAATTTGGGAGACAAGGCTTATAAAGAGGCATACACTCCATCATGTGATGGTATATCACTGTTTTGGAATGACAACATCAATGCCTATTGTACAACTAATAACCCTGAATGGGGCGTGTACGATGGATATAAACCTAACGAACGTCCTAATGGCGCAACAGTTTATTGTCAAGGAGTATATTATAATTGGAATTCAGAAAAAAAAGAGTGGAAAAGAAAATCATTGAACCATGAATAACGAAGAAATAAAAAAGAGCCTTACTCTATTCAGAAATGATGGAGAATTATTCGAAATACGACTTTTTAATCCACTAAACAAGAATGACATCTATTCAGGCGTGTTTAGAGACGCAAATAAAGCCGTAGAATCAATTCAAAGGTTCGATGATAGGTACAACATCTATTTTACCTTTAACGAGCTAAAAAACGCCTTAGATGGACTGCCACAGTTTAACACTATGGTGAAAGGTGCACCTGCGATTAAGGATGCTGATATTCAAAAAAGACGTTGGGTGCTTATTGATTTTGATCCAATACGTGAAGGTGGCGTAAAGGATGTAGCAAGTACTGATGAAGAGAAGGATTATTCTCGCAAGACAGCAAACGCAGCAAGAACCTTTTTGAAAGCAAATGGGTTTAATTATCCAATCGTTTGCGAATCTGGTAATGGATACCATTTGATGTATAAGGTGGATTTGGATAATACCGATGAAAATACAACTATTATCAGGGATTTTTTGAAGTACTTATCTTCCAAGTTTACTGATGACCATGTTGATGTTGATGTGAAGGTATTTAATCCAGCGAGAATAACAAAGCTCTATGGCACGTATTCGAGAAAGGGAGGCAATACGCCTAATAGGCCACATCGAATTAGCAAAATATTAGTCGTACCGCAAGAAATTAAAGAGAATGATATATCTTTATTCAAAAGACTCGCTGATTATATTCCGAAAATAGAACCAATAGTTCGATTTAATAACGGTAATAGGGAACAATTTGATATTGATAACTTTATCAGCAAGCATGGAATAAAAGTATATAAAGATACCTTGCTTGGTGATGGAACAAGAAAGATCATATTAGACGAATGCCCATTTGATTCTTCGCATAAACATCCTGATTCGGCTATTTTTGTATCTAAAGACGGGATAGGCTTTACTTGTTTCCATAATTCGTGTAGCCAATATACTTGGAGGGATTTGCGCTTAAAATACGAGCCTAATGCTTACGATGTTACTCCAAGAAATAATATCCAATATGGGAACAATAACTATCCAATTCCTGCAAAAAAAGAAATAAAAATCAAGGAGGAAACGGAGGAGTTAGGCAAGAAATGGTTTAGCATGAAGGATATTAAAAAGATAAATCTGACAGAAATCATAAGTCTAAAAACAGGTTTTCATGTCTTGGATAGGGCTATGGTTGGGTTAAATCTTGGAGAAGTATCTATTTTGTCTGGGAGTAATTCCAGTGGAAAATCATCATGGCTAAATACATTAATTCTCAATGTTGTAAATCAGGGATATAAGGCTGCATTGTGGAGTGGAGAATTACGTCCAGATATTCTAAAAACTTGGATTCAAATGGTTGCCGCAGGTAGTAGGAATTTAGTTGAACGAATACCTGGCGCTGGAAAGTATGATGTTTTGCCTGCTGCTGCTGAAAAAATAGATAATTGGCTTGACGGCAAGTTTTTCTTGTATAACAATGAATATGGATCTAAGTTCGCGCAGCTTTTTAACGACATGAAAGAAATGGTTGATAATGGCGTAAAGCTTTTGATTCTTGATAACTTGTTTTCTCTTGATATTGATTTATTTGATGGAGATAAAAACAATAAGCAAAAAGAGCTAATTTTGAAAATATGCGAGTTTTCTAAAAAGAATCGAATCCATTTAATTCTGGTCTGCCATCCGCGTAAACAAGTTGAATTTCTAAGAAAGGATTCAATTAGCGGAACAGCCGATTTAACAAATGCTGTTGACAATGTATTTATAATACATCGAGTTAATAATGACTTTATAAAACGTGGAGGAGAATTTTTAGGTAAGGATAAGGTTGCTGGATATAAGGGATTTGGAAACGTAATAGAGGTGGCTAAAAACCGAATGTATGGCGTAGTGGATTATTTGGTGGGAATGCACTATGATATACCAAGCCGAAGATTCAAAAATGAAGAAAATGAAGATATACATTATGGATGGGAAGAAGCACCTAAACCATACTCTTTTACATATCCTCAATCCGAATCATGGCATAATCAAGAACCGAGAGATGTTAATCAAAATAAGGATAATGGACTGCCATTCGCAAGTGGAGATGAAAGTTGTCCTTTTTAAAAAGAAAATATTTGTATGGTAGTTATATATCAAGTTACACATGTGGAAGTTAAAAAACGTATTTCCCTTTGCTGATATACTAAAAAAGACTATCTTTGAGTATGCAACTAGTAGAACGACATATTGTTATAGGGAATAAGAATTTAGACAAGATTTGTTTTTTTGTCTAAGAACTTATACAACTACGCAAACTACCTGATACGACAGGAGTTTACGCAGAACAATAAGTTGGTGTCTGAATACGAGTTGACTACGAAATTAGCCAAAGAGAAACAAGCGGATTATATTGCTTTACCTGCGCAGACAAGCCAACAAGTTGTAAAGATACTCTTTAAGAATTGGAAGTCGTTTTTTAAGCTCTGCAAGAAGAAAGACAAATTAAAAGTGGGCAACGTATGCCAAGTGAAGATTATACCTCAATGCAGTTGCCATATAATAGAAGTAGTATATGAAAAAGAGTGTATTAAAACCTCCGGATTAGAGCCGGACTCTTATTTAAGTATTGATTTAGGGTTGAACAATCTTGTAACTTCATACGATTCACTCAATCATAAGAGTTTTATCGTAAATGGCAAAACGTTGAAGTCTATCAATCAATATTTCAATAAGAAGAAAGCTTACCTTATGAGTTTCATAGGAAGTAGAGGGATTAGCAACAGGATAGGGAAACTTATCTTAAAGAGAAATTGCAAAGTGAACGACTATCTTCATAAAACATCTCGATTTATTGTGGATTATTGCACTGATAATCATATTGAAACAATCGTGATAGGGAACAATAAAGACTGGAAGCAAAATTGCAATATGGGGAAACGTAACAATCAAAACTTTGTAAGCATCCCGTTCGAGAAGCTAATATCACAAATCCAATACAAGGCGGAAGAAGTAGGAATCAAGGTAGTTATTACCGAGGAAGGCTATACTTCCAAGATTGACCATTACGCAGGTGAGGAAATGTGCCACCATGACACTTATATGGGCAAGCGAATCAAAAGAGGTCTATTCCGTAGCAGTACAGGTAAAGTCCTGAACGCTGACCTTAACGGAGCGATAGGAATTTTAAGAAAAGTAGTTGGCGAAAGCTTTCAGCAAATAGCCAATAGAGGTGAAGTGGTAACACCGTCGAGAATATACATGGTGTAGGCTCGTAAATAAATGCCATTTGCGCTATAAAACAAATTATTATGATTGATTTAGAACAATTTAAAAAAAACGCTATCGAAAGAGGTCTCTGTCAAGGATATACTGATAAATGGACTTCTGAAAAAAGCAATAGAGAGTTATTTGAAATTGCTTGCGATGCAAACGGAGCAGAATTTATGGCTTCTTCTGTTGCCGAGGGATGGGGTGTATCCCCTGAATATTTTGCAAAGAAATTTAAAGCCTATGTAAATGGGAAATATATTTGCGAATATAAAAATGATAAAGGGCATGGATACACTGGGGCTATGTTGTGTGAATACAACGACGATAACTTTGAGGTTTCTACTACTCTTTTGTGTGTATTAGATAGTAATACAGACCTCAAAATAAAGCCCAATCATTTTTGCAAAATCTTTATTGCGGGTGATAGTAGGATAGACATAAGCATTGGAGCAAATAGCAGATGTTTTATTTATATATATGGTGGCTCTCCTTTAATCACGGGAGACGTAATCAATAGCCGTGTTATAGTTGAACGAATAATGCCTAAAGACGATGAGTGATCCAGTTTTTTATATGCAAGAAATAGGGAAGCCAACAACGCAACCCGTTAAAAACTTAGAGGCGGATTTCCCTGGTATGAAGTATGTGTCATGCAAAGGATTATCCACTAAGGGTAAGCCAAGAATTTATTCAGAAGTATTTCCTGAAAGCAATGGAAGTAATTACTACATACCAGATACTCCAACAGTGGATACTACAGATATTGAGTTCGTATTTGCATTTATAGGAGTCAATCGTCGTGATGCTTTCGACAACTTTTATAATTATATTCTTGGAAAAAAAATATTGTATTGGGATACTATCAGAAAAAGACAAGCAGAGATTATTCTCTCTGATAAAGTAGAGCCATCTTCTGATTATCTGCATGGAAATTCCCCATATATTTTAGCAACATTTAAATTTACTAATATCAACGGTCTTACGACTATTAAAAACTAACAAAATGAAGAATTTTGAAGACGTAAAAAAACATTTTAAAGAAAATTATTATTCTAAAGATGTTGTATCAAAAGCTATTGGTTATTTGATAGCTCTTAATGTAATGAATGACGGAGACGGACTTATTTACAGATCAGGGGAATGTAATAGAACTTTTAAGGATTTCACAGACTGGTTTAATGGGAAAGAAAAATCTCAGGAGCTGTTAAGTCTTGAAAGAATAGGTAAAGCTGTTTCAAAGGAAATGGATTTCTTGAGTTCTGATGAATATAAAATTCCGGCTTTTACCTTAAATGCAAGAAATGTTAGTTATGCGATTAGCTTGCGTCGTATTTATGATGAAGTAACAAAAGCATGTGATGAAATTAAAGCGTTGTAATGCTCTTGCATATATTATCATCATATTATTAGTGATAATAGCAATTGTACCGTATTTTAATAAACCATTAGAGAAGCCTACTACGGTTTTTCAAACAGATACAGTTTGGGTAGTAAAATACGATACTCTTGAATTAGTATCTCCAATATTTAAAGAAAAAAAGATTGTTGATACTATTTACATATACACCTCTGATTCTTCTAAAATAATACTTCCAATAGAACAGAAATATTATAAAGAAGATGGTAGATATGAAGCTTGGGTATCGGGATATAATCCTTCATTGGATAAAATAAACGTCTTTAATAAAACGGAATATAAGACCATAACAAATACGGAAACGAAAACCATATATCCCCCTAAAAAAACACAAGGGTATCTTTATGGACAAGTTTCTTACTTTGATCAGAACTA